GGTTCTGGTTGTGGTTCCGGTTCTGGTTCAGGTTCTGGCGTCTGCGCAGCCCATAAGAGTTGATCACCCAACCGAATTTCAATGATTGGTTCATCACCTAAAAACGCAACATAAGTTGACCATACCAGTTCATCACCCAGGCGGACTTCGACGATCGGTTGATCGCCAAGTAGAACGTTGTGATTGTCCGACCCGTTAATGACTGGCATAGGTGATGCCTATTACCCTGTGATAAAGTACAGTGTATCTGGATCTGGTGTCAATGCAGAATATTGGCTTTGGGTACCCGTCCATAGTTTAACAGGATTCCCCGAACTGTTTTGATTGTCTAACACTCCACTTGATGCAGCCAGTTCTGAAAGTATGGTTGACTCTTGAGTTGTCGCACGATTAACCTCTGACGTGATTTGTGTCTGTAGATCGCTAACAACAGTATCGTGTCCATCTATGCGAGAAACCGACGCATCTAACTCTCCGTGAAGTTCATTAACAGCATCAACATTGTTCTGTGCAGTAGTGTTAAAAGAACCTGTACCAACCTTGGATTGGTTTTGGGTTACGGCAGTCTCTAGGTCTGTAGTGCGAACTTCTACCGCAACGATATCAGTCTCTGCAGTCGTCAACCGGCCGGAGTTGTTGGTGATGACCTGTTGTAGATCACTGTCAGCATTTTCAAATGCGGAAACTATTTCCTGAATCGTATCCAGAGTCTCTGGAGATGATCCAATGATTGTATCAACTCGACCTGTTACGACATCAACGTCAGTACGTAGACCGGACTCGATACCTTCTGCACGATTCTTTTCAGTAACAACAGCAGCGGCGTTAACACCTTCTGCGGCAGTTGCACGAGAGATCTCTGCAGTCAACTGTGACTGTAAATCACTTACGTCGTTGTTCACTAAGTTCTGTAGAGCAAGGATGTCCGAATCCGCATCAAAAATATCAAATGCGTTTTGATCTATATCTGTACGTAGACCCGCCTCGATAGCCGTTGCACGAGTGTTTTCTGCGACGATTGCGTCTGCGTTAATGCCTTCATTAGTGGTTGCACGAAAAATCTCTGCGTCTAACTGAGACTGTAGGTCACTTACATCTGTACCCACGGAGTTCTGTAGAGAGAGAATGTCAGAGTCGTTTGCGGTGACTTGTGATTGTACACTATCTACATCCGTACGTAACCCAGACTCTATCGCCGTGGCGCGAGCAATCTCTGCATCTATGTTACTCTGCAGAACAGTATCTGCAGCATCACGATCGGATGTTTCGGTCGCGAGAATGCCATCAGCATAAGTCTTGGCCGCCAACTCTGCAGCGTCTGCCTTAGTGGTTGCGTCTGCACTCGCATCTGCAAGCACCGCATCATCAGCTGTAGAGAACTCATTACGAATTGCAGCATCTACGGTTTCAAAATTAGAGTTAATTTTGTCAAATGCCGGTAGCATGGGTTCAATCACGGTACCGTCAATCTGTACTACATTTAATCCATCATCGGAATCTAGTTGTTGTATATTGTCTGTCATAATCTACCTATGAATTAAGTTTAATCGTGTCGCCTCTAACGGTTACACTGGGAGCGGATAAGTCAATAGAAACTGCAGATGTGACCTTAACATCTTCTTTTACAGCGATCAGCGCATTACCAGTGACGTTGATCTTAACGTTACCAGTCACATTCACTTCGTCATGACCAACGACTACAGTGAACTTGTCGCCCGAAACAATGAGGCGCTCATCTTTTACTACTAAAGTTGTTCTATCACCTTCTTCAAATATTTCGTAGTTAGTGCCCGACCTATGTTGTTCGCGGATACGTTCTTTACCTTCGGTGTCGTCATACTCTTTGAAGTGGCCACGTTCAGTCTCATACACTTTATTGAGGGGATAATTCTCTTTCGCCTTCTCGTTTGTGTCACCTTCTTTTGGTACCGTACCAATCACCATCGGTAACTGAGAGTTCTGTCCATCCAAGAAGATACCGAAAACCTGAGTACCCACTAACATGCCTAGGTTCTGTCCTTTACCTTCGTGGATACCTGTAGTAACGGGCACAACTATCTGGGCCCAAGGTAGGTCTTCGTCTTTGATATTGTCATACACGCCAAACGCACGTACCTGTGCGCGACCCAACTGCAAAGGATCGTCAGCTACGTTAATGACCTCTCCAATAAACCAGCGGGTCTGGTCACCATAATAATCTATAAAGGTCTGAGGTATCATGTGATATCACCATTTGATAATTTAACACCAGAGAATGTTAGTGTATATGTACGTGGGGTAAATGAATGTTTACAGGCGAATATAAGATAGTCGCCAGATTTCTTTTTATCAAATAGGTCTGTAGGATCTCCGACCTTAGTGTTGCGGAGAAAACGTACTCTCAATTTATTACCAACGGTAGTATTTTCTTCACCATTAAAAAAGTCTAAACCATTTACTATAAAACTCATTGGGTCGCTGACCAGTAGTTGTGACAAAGATCGGTTCACTTCATTGAGCCGATATTGTGCGACCTCATCTTTTTCCGACAAAGATTTCTTGCCGTCAAAGGCTTGGGAACTGCCTATCCGCGTGATCTTTCTGGAGTTAATTTCAGTCTTACTGGACCACTCATATCTGGTCTTGTCGTAAAGAGGCCGATGCGTTGTCTCCCAGAGTTTTTTGAAAGACGCCAACTTATCCAAAGCTTCTTTATTGATATCAAATCTAAAGGTATTGTCTTTCTTTTTCTCTTTCTTAGTTAAATTCAAATAAGTATAATCAGATCCTATTAATCCTCTATCAATTAACTTATAAACGTCGTATGTGTCTTTTGCCTGATACGCCATAATCACTCGGCGTTTGGATTTATCTGCCGGCATACTCATTTGAGATTCATAGTGCGTGTATTCTTCGCCTTCGCCATTGTTCATTACGTCATCTTTTAACATTTTCGACATATCATAAAAGTGTAGGTTTCCCCCCACGAGTGTCGAATAGAGGTAGTATGGATATCCATCAACTGTAGTGACTCGGTTTTTTATCCAACACATAGCATCTATTGGTGTTAGGTTAGGTATAATAACTTTCATCACTTGATTATCCGCCTCACCCAAACCTAAATTTACATCACGCCCCAAGAAATCTTCCGCAATTTTTTTTATGATGTCTGGCGAACTACCAGTATATGATTGATTAATGTTCGTTAGATTGGAAAGGAACGCAATATCTTCTATCAAGTGCATTGCAAAGAATTCTTCGTTGTCACTCACCTTATTTGATGAGAGTATCTTATCAATAAAAAAATGTTTATTAACAGGAACAGAGCCTTCCAAATTCGATTTCAAAGTTATCGATACTCTTTCCCCTCCACTTATATTAAGAACACCAACAACGTCTTCAATATCAACAAACCCAAGAACCGCAGTTACATATGGTTTGTCCAAATGTTCAAACACATCTAGATCAGATACGAGAGTGGAAATATCAAGCGGCTCTTGGAGGAATTCGGTGTGAATAAGTACGGTCTGGATTGATACAGCATCAACGAATTCCGGTGCTGATGGTTTTAAATCGCTCATTGTTGACTAATCGCTTGTCTAAACATTTGAACCACCCTGTTGATGGACTGGGGTTTTAGTACAATAATACTACGCAACTTGTCATTTTCTTGCACATAGAACTCTAGATTAGTAACCTCCACGTATGGTTCGGTTGACAGGTCTAGTCTATTCGTATAGATTTCTCCGTCCTGTAAATAGTGGTGTGCAGACAGATATTGGAGTTCTACAGAAACCAATTGAAGTTGTTCTGAGCTGTCCTGTGCTGTTATTATATCTGTAGTATTGAACGAGGGAGTACCAGTTGTTTCAATAACTAGTTGACCTAGATCTAGGTTTCTTGATATAATAGTTCCTGTAGCGTAAGACGGGTCACCATTGGACGCATTGTTCGCTTGTACTGTAGAACCCACCGCAAAGTCATCTACTATCAAATCGTCTACTGATAGTGTTACATATGGCAAATCTCGTTTTGCCTTTTCAACTATCTCCGTATGATCTAAAGGCCATCCCTGTTCTCTCAGATGGTTGTTCATCAAGTATAGTGTCCAGTGTAACTGTGGATTCTCATATAAAATGAACGCTACATTATCAGGCCTTTCTCCGTTACGGATATAATAGTTTTTATAAAACGAACTATTTATTTTAACCTCATCTAAAATCTCAGCATACGATGAAAGATTTTGCATAACACCTTTTTCACCATTATCAAAGGTGTAAAGGGTTGATGTAAATTTATTAAAATATGACATTAGAATCCTTCCACAATATCTTTACGAGATAGTGTCTTCTCTTCTACAAAGTTCAGAGCTAAATCAATCTCTACAGGGCTTCCGTCTTTATGAAAGGCCATAGAAGAAGGGTTATAATTTGTTGCAATAGACTTTAAAAAACACTCTTTCATTTTTGTACCTATTATTTTGGATGATGGTTCATGTGACACGTGAATTTCAAACATATCTGGGTACTTGTATCCAGCACTAATGCCTCCGGCCTCAATTGATTCTGGATATGCATATGTTCTGAAACTTTTGATAATTTGTTCTACCATATCAGCTTCAGCTTTAGACCTAGCGATGAACTTAAACGAGAATGAGAATTCTCGCAAAGCAACTCCACGAAAGGCACTTCTTACATTGGGGTTGACAGTAACAGCTCCAGAGATCTGTGCAGCTGCACCCAACTCAGCCCCTACGACCGGAACCTTACCTGCGAGTTGTGAAGAGGCCAATCTAGCAGCGTCTCCAGCTAAATTTCCACCGACAAGATCTATAATACTACTTGCAGCACGCTTTATACCAGACCCCGCAGCGGCAAGAACACCTTTACCCTGTGAAGCTGTAGCAGCTGCCGCAGCACCGATCTGTCCAAGTTCAGGAGTTGCTATATTAAAACCATCATTCTGTTGTAGTGCAACGGGCAAATATAATTTTATATTAACTCCTCTGTACTCTGTTTTTCTAGGAGTGTATACGTCTTCAGGTTTATCTTTATTTTTGTTTGCCTCATAAGCCGTTGCTTTTGTTTCAGCTTCTTCTACGGCCTGTTCTTGCGACTTACCTTCGTTTTTTTCAGGATTGTAATCTTTGGAGTTTGCTTCTTGCAGTTCTTCAGTAATTTGACCGCGTTCTCCATCTTTTTTTACGAGACCTTCTACTACGCTAACAGCATCTAGCGAAGCACCACGAACAGACTTAACTTTGAATATGATGCTCGCACCATACCTATCTTTTTCGGACATAGGAAAATGAGAAGTTATGGTCACACCATCTTTATTAGCAGGAGGCACTATAGTTTCTTCTTCTACTTCTTCTGTAGATTCTTCTTTAACGCCACCAACCCCACCCAGTGCTCGACCTATCTCCTCTTGAGAAACTGTATCTCCAACACCCTTATCTTGATCGATGAATGAATCTGATTCTGCCATGATGTGCAACCTATGTCTATAAATATGATTTAACTATTTATACACGATTTTCAAATGAAGACCTACAAAGGAAGATACAAACCAAAGAACGCATCCAAGTACGTGGGTGACGCGAACAATGTCGTGTATCGTTCTATGTGGGAACGACACGTCATGAAATGGTGTGATGATAGTTCTGACGTTGAACAGTGGATGTCCGAAGAGTTGGTCATCCCCTACATCTGCGAGACCGACAATAAGCCTCACCGATATTATATGGACTTCGTCATTCAGTACAAGTCTGGTCGTGTTGTACTAGTCGAGGTTAAACCCCACAAACAAACAATGCGTCCCGAACGTAAGCAAGGGAAATCCAGAAACACCTTACTAAACGAGGGGATGACTTACATAAAGAACCAATCCAAGTGGAAGGCCGCAAAGCAATATGCAGACGACCGTGGGTACCACTTTGAGATTTGGACAGAGAATGAACTCACCGCTATGGGTATTATGCCTAAGCCATTACGATCCAAGAAACCAATCAAGAAATTGCCTCCGTTCAGAAAAAAGAAAAAACGCGTATAAATACAGTTAAGAATTTTTACGGAAGCGCACATGTCTAACATATTTCAGAACCTAGAACTGCAGGCGTTTCGTGCTGGGATCACTCCGCGTACCAAGGAGTCCCGTGAGTGGTTCAGAAAGAAGATCAAAAGTCTTAAAAGTATTAATCGCGAATCCTTGATGAAAGAGGATCCGCTGAAGCAAACAGGCAGAGAGATCATAGGTAGCATGTATATGTTCTTCTACGACCCGAAGCACAAAGAGACTTTGCCGTTCTACGACACGTTTCCATTAGTCGTCGTGGTTGGTCCAGCTGAAGGTGGGTTCTATGGTTTGAACCTTCACTACCTTCCGCCTATCTTACGTGCGAAGATGTTGGATGCGTTGATGGACATCACAACAAATAATAAGTTTAACGACTCAACGCGATTCAAGATGTCGTATGAACTGTTGGCGAAGACGGCAAAATTAAAGTATTTCAAACCGTGTTTCAAACACTACTTGAACGAACATGTACAGAGTAAGTTCGCGATGGTACCCGCACCAGAGTGGGAGATCGCAACATTCTTACCGACAGCTAAGTTCGAGAAGGCAAGTATCAACGCAGTCTATAAAGACTCCAGACAGAAGATAACAGACTAATGGCAGGCATAGAAGAATTAAAAAGTAAACTGATCTCCAAAGGTGGTCTGGCTATGAACAACCAGTTTCTGGTTGAACTTCCATCAATGGGCGGAACAAAAGGGCGTACGTTGAATGTACTGTGTAAAGAGGTGTCCTTGCCGGGAAAGCAGATTCTAACATTAGATCAAACACTAGGAATGTATCAAGAAAAAATCGCTAATGGATTTGCGGCAGAAGATGTCTCTATGACATTTTATGTACCTAATGATTACTCTACTAAGAAATATTTTGACACGTGGCGATCTAAAATTTTATATAAAGATAATGGCGCTCTGGTAGTAGGATATAAAAAAGATTATGTACACGATATTACCATTAGACAATTGAAAAAACCAGTGGCGCGTTTTGGGTTTGATCTTGGCCCGTTAGACATCAACTTCGATGTTTTAGGAAAATCTATATACAGTGTGAAATTACTAGAAGCCTTTCCTACAAGTCTTGCTTCTATTCAACTATCAAGCGAGCAGGATCAGATAGTAGAGTTTACCGTTCAGTTCTCATATACAGATTGGGTAACTGTTGACAATGAAAAAGAAGGAATATCAGCAAAGATTGGTCTTAATCTAGGCAAATACATTTAAATTATAGGATACATTATGGCATTACCAAAACTTAACTCGTTACCTGTGTATGAGATGACCGTTCCGTCTACTGGACAGAATGTGACATACCGACCCTTTCTAGTTAAAGAACAGAAAAATCTATTAATTGCATTTGAAGCTCAAAACCGGCGCGATTTAGTTCGTGCGGTACAACGCACCATTGAGGCGTGTGTGGAAGATGATATTAACAGCAACCTCACGACGTTTGACGTTGACTACATGTTCACTAAGATTCGTTCTAAGTCGGTCGGTGAGACCGCTGACATTCTCGTACCGTGTTCAGAGTGTGAAACTAAAAACGATGTCAAGGTTGATCTAGATGACGTAGTTGTCGACTCTGAGATTCCAGAGATGATGATTCAAATTACCGAAGATATATCTGTACAGATGAAGTTTCCGACATACGACGACTTCTTAGGGAACACAAATCTGCTAGACAGTACAACGGTCACTGAAGCTTTATTACAGTTGATCATAACATGTATGGATTCTATATTGACCGAAGAAGAAAGATACTCTTTAGGCGATGAGTCGGTTGAAGATGTACTTAACTTTTTGGAATCAATGACCAGTGACCAGTTTGAAAAAGTCTCTCAGTTTGCGAACAACATTCCAAACTTAACAAAAACAATCTCATTCTCGTGCGAGTCTTGTGGCCACGAAAACGAAAAAACATTGAAAGGACTTGACGATTTTTTTTAATTAACCTCTCTCACGACAACCTGACCAACTACTATCAGGTTAATTTTCAGTTGATGAACAATTTCAACTATTCGTTGGCAGAGGTGGAAACAATGCTCCCGTGGGAGAGAGAGATTTACTTAACACTATTAGTAGATGACATAACAGAAAAAAATCAAAGGGCGAAACAAAAAGGATAAAAAATGAGCCTTAGAGAGTTATCGGAAAAATTAGGGCAACAGACTGATCTCATGCAAGAGATCGGTTCGGATATTTACGACTACTTGAATAGTGTTATATCGAGTAATGATATTGCAAGTCTCCACTTAGAGGAACTCAACACCACTAATCAACAAATACTTAATGCCATAGAAAGACAAAGTCAATCTACGGGCGATGATCTAGAGGAAAAACGAGATCAACAAGTATTCAATAAAACGATGGTCGATCTTTTGCGAGAGATCTCGTCTAACACCAAAGGCGAATCGGGCGGTTCCGGTGGAAGTGGACCCAAGCAAGGAAAATTCGCTGGAGCCCTTGCGGGGGGTCTAGGTATCGCCGCAAAAGGAATGGGTTTAGCAGCAGGTCTAGGCGCATTGGGTTTTGGTATTGGCGCCTTCTTTACTGGATTGTCTCTTGGTGACAAAGCACAAGCCATGCTTGGTGTTGATATGTCAGCTACCAAGAAAAATATGATCACTCTTGGCGAGGCGTTCTCAGAAACACCGACAGACGGTCTTTTAAAAATGGGCGCAGCCATGGCAATCGGTGCAAAGTTCGGTAGTATCGCTGGTGCCCTTAAAATGGGATTCTTCGGTGCTGGCATAAGTGCCTTCTTTGGCGGTCTAGCGTTGGGAGATAAAGGCATGTCTGCAATGAGCGTAGATGGTTCTACGCTTAAATCTATGTTGGTTAATCTGGGCGAAGGATTAAACGCATTTAGTGGCACATCGTTACTCGCGCTCGGTGGACTTCTGGCGTTCGGCACCGCATTTGGTTCAGCTGCAGTTGTGGGTCTTCCGTTGTTGGGAGCTGGATTGGCAGGATTCTTAACTGCTATAGCAGGAGCGGCCGGACTGCTTGGTAAAGCAGGAATAGACGGAAGCAATCTTAAATCTATTTTAGTAAACGTCGCAGAAGGTCTCACTCCACTAGGACAGATAGACGGTACCAATCTTATTGCGGTTGGTGCAGCTATGGCCGCGGTTGGTGTCGGAATGGTCGCTCTTTTTTCAGGAAAGGGTATCGCTAGCGTTATGGACTTCATCGGGGGATTTTTTGGTGGAGACGATGAAGAAGATATGTTCACCAAACTTTATAATGGTCTTCAACCACTATCCACACTGAACGCAGATAACCTAACAGGATTAGCTACAATCTCAGGCATTATCGGTGGTCTTGCAGGTTCACTCGAACGACTCTCAGATATCGATTATGGCGACGTAAAAAGTTCGGTAAAGGATTTGGGTAAGATTCTTGCATTTACTATTCCGATGTTAGATGCGGCAGGTAAAGGGACTGTTATTGGGGATGGGTTTTTTGATGGATATCCGGAACTGAATTTTGCGCCTGGACTTGATAATATCCCCCAGAGCACGTTTGATAAAATAAATTCCGTTGTGTCTGTGAAAGGACCATCACAACAATCTGCGCCTTTATCTGTAAATGATGCAACACAACAATCTGCAGCAACTTCTTCTAATAACATGTCTACCTTGATTCGTGAGAACAACGAGACTAAAAATAATTCTCCGGTTATCGTCATGGACAATAGTACGTCAAACAATGTTTCTGGCGGCGGTGGTGGCGGTGGTGGAGCATCTATCGTTGCCGGAACAATTTCTCCATTCGATACATACGATCCATATTTAGCGACACGCAAGGTGTAAAAAAGGGGACTTGATGTCCCCTTACTTTTAGTTGGTAGAGTTTCTATCGAGTGACT